AATTAAGCAGCCAAAGAAACCTAGAAAGCTGTATTAATTTTTTAATTAATTTTGCAATAATTTAAATCAAATAAAATGGAAGGGGAATTTAAAGTACGAGCTGTTGACTTTGAAGAAAAGTCACTTGTTGAGTTAGAGACTGAACTTGTTGAGCAGCATGAACGTGAAGTAGCAGAACAGAACCAGGATGCTGTTGTTGAAAATACAACAGAGTTAGAACAACTTGTAAATGAAACTGCTTATAATATAGATGACGAAGTGGTTGTTAACCACATTCGTAGTAAGTACGGAAGAGAGGTTAGCTCGATAGATGAGTTACTTCAAGAACGAGTCGTTCAAGAAGAACTAGATGCTGATGTAGCTGCCTTTAATAAGTACAAGAAAGAAACTGGGCGAGGGTTAGATGACTTCTTAAAGTTGAATAGAAACTTTGATGATGAAGATCCGAACCGAGTACTATCTGACTTCTACCGTGAAAGCGGTTATGATGATGAGGACATAGAATACAAGATGAGTATGTTCTCGTATGATGAAGATCTTGATAGCGATCAAGAGATTAAACAGAAGAAGTTAGAAAGAAAACAAGAGCTGAAGAAGGCGATTAAGTACTTTAGCGATCTTAAGGAACAGTACAAGGTTCCTCTTGAGTCAAGAGAAAGCTTTGTTCCACAAGAAGAGCGAGAGTCTTATGAGTCTTACCAAGCATATAAACAAGCTGAATCTGCGCAGCTAGAGGAACAGCAGAAGAAGTCAATGTACTTCCAGCAGAAGACTGAGGAGTTGTTTTCAAAGTTCGAAGGTTTCGGATTTAATATAGATGAAAACACTAAGCTAGTCTACAAGCCTGGAGATGCAGATGAGATCAAGAATCGTCAGTCGAATCTTAATAATTTTATTAGTAAGTTTCTAGACGAAAACGGATACATCAACGACACTGAAGGGTTCCACAAGGCTATAGCGATGGCTATGGATCCTGACAAGACAGCTAGGTTTTTCTATGAAAAAGGAAAAGCTGATGCGGTTACGGATTTTGAGAAGGAGTCTAAGAACATTAATATGGTTCGAAAGTCACCTGCTGCAACTCCGAAAGAGGGTCTACAGATCAGAGTAGTAGAGGAAGGCTATGATGGTAAATTAAGAATTAAAAAACGTTAAAACTAAAACAAAATGGCAGGTTCATTGCAATTATCGCCAGGGGTAAGTTTAACCCCTAGCTCAGTAAAAGCTACATTGTCTAGCAATTACATCAGTACATTTGACTTCTTGAATCAGTATCTTCCTGATACTTATGAGCAAGAATTTGAGCGTTATGGAAATCGTTCAATCGCGTCTTTCCTACGTAACGTAAGTGCAGAAATTCCTTCAGCATCTGATTTAATCAAGTGGGCTGAACAAGGTCGTTTGCATACAAAATTCACAGCATTAACTTATGGATCAATAGGTACTCCATCATCTGGACAGCAAGTATTTACAATGGCTGGTTCTGATGTTTGTAACTTCCGAGTTAATCAAACTGTATTCCTTTCTTCTGAATCTAATGCAGAATCTGCAAAAGGTATTGTAGTAGCTGTAGCTGCTAACGGGACTACTTTTACAGTAGCTTATTACGATAGTGCATACAACGCAACTTCACCATTTTCTTCAGGAACAGTAACAGCATTTGTTTATGGTTCTGAATTCAAGAAAGGTGAAAATGGAATGCAAGGTTCACTTGATCCAGTAGATACTTTCTATGAAGTAAAACCAGTTATTATCAAAGATAAGTTTGCTGTATCTGGATCTGACATGGCTCAAATCGGATGGGTTGAAGTAACTACTGAGAATGGAGCAACAGGATACCTTTGGTATGTTAAAGCAGAGCATGAGACTCGTCTACGTTTCGATGATTATCTTGAAATGATGATGATTGAGCACGTTGATACAGAAGCTACTTCTGGAGCTGCTACTGCTTTAGGAACTAACTCTGGATCTCAAGGTTTATTTGAAGCTATCGAGACTCGTGGTAACGTATGGTCTGGTGGTAACCCATCTACTCTTGGAGACTTTGATGATATAGTTGCTCGTCTTGACAAGCAAGGCGCTATCGCTGAAAACGTATTGTTCGTAAATCGTGAGTTCTCTTTCGATATCGATGATATGTTAGCTGCTCAAAACTCTTACGGAGTTGGTGGTACTTCTTACGGTTTATTTGACAACGATAAAGATATGGCTCTTAACTTAGGATTCACTTCTTTCCGCCGTGGTTATGACTTCTACAAGTCTGACTGGAAGTACTTAAATGATGCTACACTTCGCGGAGGTATCGTTGGTGGTGCTGTAAATGGTGTTCTTATCCCTGCTGGTACTATGTCAGTATATGACCAAGTAATGGGTAAAAATATGAAGCGTCCATTCTTACACGTTCGTTACCGTGCATCTGAAGCTGAAAATCGTAAGTTGAAAACTTGGATCACTGGTTCTGCTGGTGGTGCTGCAACAAGCGATCTTGATGCGATGGAAGTTAATTTCTTGTCTGAGCGTGCACTTTGTACACTAGGGGCAAATAACTTTGTATTGTTCAAAGACTAATAGTTGAATTGAGAGGGATGAAATACTCCCTCTCTTTTTTTTTATTTTAATTTAAATTAAGTATAATGAAAACACAAGAGAAAACCTCTAAGGATAAGGTATATATTCTTAATCAAAGTAAAACTCCAGTAAGCTTTTTTGTTCAGTCAAGAAGCAATAAGCGAAGACAGTTACTTCATTTTGATGAAGAGAAGGGTATTAATAGACCTCTTCGTTATTCAAAAAACCAACGATCAATATTTGAAGATGAACAGGATGGAACTGCTATTCTTGAACCTATTGTAATGGAAGATGGTAAGGTAAGTGTACCAAGAAATAATCCATTGCTTCAGAAGTTTATGGATATGCATCCAGATAATGTATCAAATGGTGGTAATTTATTTTATGAGTTTGATCCACAAAGAGTAGCTGAAGATCAAGTAAAATATCTAAATCTAGAAGTTGATGCACTTATTGCAGCACGTTCATTAGATTTAGATGTAATGAAGGCTATTGCTCGTGTTCATTTAGATGTAAATATTGATAAGATGACATCATCTGAGATTAAGCACGATATTTTATTATTTGCTAAAAACTATCCAGAAGATTTCTTATATGCTATTGAAGATCCAGATATTAGTGTAAATGATATTGCATCACGAGCATTTAATGAAGGGTTTATAACATTTAGAGCTGGAAAGGATATCCACTATAACTTAAAGAACAACAAGAAGAAAATTCTAACAGTACCATTTGGTGAGCGTAAAGAAGATGTATTTATGTCTTGGCTTAAGTCAAATGATGGTCTAGAGTTTTATATGTTCTTAGAGAAAGAATTCAATGAGAATTAAATTCTTACATTTCAGGATTAGGTACAAAATAGGTCGATTTTAACATCGGCCTTTTTTATTATCTTTGTACTTTATTAACCCATTAATTTTTTGAAAAATGGAAAAGTTTATCTATATCCCAGTTGCTGTACATGGAAATCAAATGGTTTCTGCAACAAATGTTATGTTTATTTATGAAGATGGCATAGGTGCTACTCAAACAGTTATTTATTATGTTAATGGAGGTACTGTCGTGCTTACACACGAGGCTGATTCATCATACATTGTAATGAATGCTATTCAAGATGCAATCAAAGCAGCACTTCAAACATCTTGGACGAATGTTGCTCCAGTAACAGTTTCTATAAATTTAGAATTTACTGAAATTAGTAATGCTCTTCCTGCATAGTTTGTTGTAATTAACACTTTGTAATTGACACATAAAGAAGGCACTATTTATTAGTGCCTTTTTTATTATATTTGCACTATGATTGACAGCGTAAGAAGCACAGTGTTATCTATCATCAGTAAGGATAACCGTGGATATATAACCCCATTTGAGTTTAACTTGTTTGCGAAGCAGGCGCAGCTTGAGATCTTCGAGGGTATGTTCTATACATATAGTAACTCTATTAATAAGCAGAATGCTAGACTGCATAACAATGGATACGCAGATATTCCTAAGCAGATAGAAGAAGCTATTGATACTTTCTCAAAATATGAT